TGATCAGATTTTGTTTTGGATTAACGTTTATAGCTTGTAAAAAAGTGGGGCGCGGGGAGCGCAAACAATGATGAATACAGCACGGAATGAATCGACCGCGATTACCGCAACACCGCCCCTCGTGGATAACCACCTCGACGGCTTTGTCCGGGATCTTACCGTCTTCGACGGCCTGGCCGCTGCCAGCGTAGCCATCTACCGCCGCCTGGTCCAGGAGTTTTTTACCTGGCTGGCCGGCAATGACGATCTCCGTCCAGTCGACCAGCTGACCCATCAGGACGTCGAGGCATATCTCGAATGGTGCTACTATCCGGTCCCCGGAGTGCGCCGCGGCAACAGCAATCAGACCCGCCGCACCAAGCTTATAGCCCTGCATAGATATGCGCGATTTTTGCGCCGCCAGGGACTGATTCCGTTGGACCGAGATTTTACTAAGGATATCCCAAAACCGAAAATGAAAAAGAAGTACATCCAAAAGTTCACATCGGAAGAGCATCAGGCATTTTTCAACGCGATCGACTGGACCAAGGAAAAGGGCCTTCGCGACGCGGTGATCTTCATCCTCGCTGGGTTCTGCGGCCTGCGCGCCGGAGAGATCTGGCAGCTTCGAATCGAGCACATCCAGGACAATGGAAAACTGATTGACATCCAGGTCCCCGACGATATAGCCAAACAGGGTGGCCGCGGTACCGCCGGCCGCACTGTCGACCTCTGGGCCGTCCCCTCTCGAGACGTCCGGCAATACGTCCTGATACGGCTCCGCCAGGGCGCCCGGCCCGAGGATCCGCTGCTCGTGACCTATCGCCACAAGCGGCCCGGGACTCTGACCCTCAGCGACTCAATGATCGATGAGATCGTGAAATACTATGCCGCGCGCGCCGGCATCCGTAAATCGAAAGTCACCAGCCACATGTTCCGCGCGACCCACGCCGATGACTGCCGACACATCGAACGCTACGACACCCGCGCGCTTCAGTACCGCCTCGGCCATGCCAGCATGGCCACGACCGAAAGGTATTTGCCCGACCATGGCCGCATCAATAAGACATATCCCAGCTTCGCAGCACGCTATCGCTGGTATGAAAAGATACGGGAAAAAAAATCTGACGGAGGTGCTGATGCCGGCGAATAACCACTGGAGCGAAGAGCGATGGGATAACCTGTGCACACAGCTTTGCGCCAACTTCGGTCCGGCATCGGCCGTCGATCATCCATACTATCGGCGGCGAACGCCTCACCATCCCCAGCATTCAGGACCTTGAAAAGAGGGAGCGTGACCGGCGTATTTGCAATTATCACCGCGGCGATTATGAAGAGACCGCCGCCCGCTTCGGCATCCACGTGAATACCGCCCGGCGGGTCGTGCTAAAGCAACTCATGATAGAGCGGCAAAAAGATAAAAATAAAATCATAACACAGGAGTCGGTTTAAAATGATCGCCGGCCTCCGCTGGGGCCTACACCCCTCGCACGTCGGCCGTATTGCACGAGGCGAAGCGGAATAAAAAACATCAGGAGGAACCGGAATGAAAACAGGTGACCGTGCTCGAAGCTTTCATCCCGCTGGACCCGGACCCGCTGCTTTATACGATCCTGCCCGACGTAACCGAGGCCGACTACCGCGTCCGCATCGTGAGCGAGGGCAACGGCATCCGCGTCTACGACATCCGCGAGCGCACGCGCGCGGGCATGGACGAAGCCCACACGTCAGCGCTCGATCACCTCACCGCATCCATCGGACTCATGGAGCAGAGCAGGGGGGCTGTAAAAAGCAAACTCGTCGCCCAGGCCCGAGCGGAGGCGGAGAAGGCGAGGGCGATCCTGGAGAAACTGCTATGACCCTCAAATCCACCACCTACCAAGCCGCCGCCCGGAAGCTCCGGCGGATCGCCAAGAACCTCAACGCCCGCAGATTCCCCAAGACACCGCGCCAGAAAGCCGCGCTCACCAGCACGGTCTACGGCCTGTCACGTTACGCCCGCAATCTGGCGGAGAGACATCGAAGAACGATTGAAGGAGAGAAACATGTGCGACGATAAAGTACCGACGGAACATGGACCCGTTGGTTCCGCTGAATGGCTTGCTTTTCAGATAAAATACTGGCACGAGCGAGGTCGGCTTCACGATGATCAGCATATGACGGGAATTGCAATCCATCAGGAGGCGCTGCGACGAGCTCAGCATCCGGGAACGGAATATCTTGAAATAGCAGAACGAACCCTACGTGGCCAGACAGGATAAGGACTGAATTACCGCTTAGGCCGCTGATCCTCAGCGGCCTTTCTTAATGTTTCTCCGGCCTCTTCCGAGCCCTCACCCCATCAAGGCAACCCTCGACTACCAGCCACATCCATTCGACGCACCATCAGTCTGTCTACGCATTCCTAATTGCTCCTGACGTTTCTCCGTGTCACACCGTCCCCGTGTCCGCGTCTGATCATGCTGACTCCTGATTCTAAAAAACTCTCACCTCGTGCCAGAACGTGGTGGGCTTTTTTGTTAGTGTCGGGGCATGGACGAGAAGGATCTCGACAAGAAACTCGAAGAGTTTGGTCAGAAGGCCACGCCCGAATATCTGATCAAGCTCCACAAGGTGAAGCTCGCCGAGCGCATCCTGAAGGGCGAGGTCGGCCTGAAGAAAGAATTCGAGGAACTCGTCGAACTCGAAAAGCAGCTCACTAAATCCGTTATCCCCGGGGCTGAACCCGCAGCCCCATCCCCGCAGCCCTCCTCTCCGGCCTCCGCAACCGGGGAGGAGGGCGTTGTTTTCGAGGAAGACGAGGTCGGCATCCCGCAGCGCCTCCGCGTCAAGCGCCACTACCCCATCACCGACAAGGTCATCGAACAGCGCCGCGCCGCCGGCCGCGCCAGCCGCCCCGGGTCCGAGGGCAACAAGCGCAACTGGAAAGGCGGGCTGTTCGCCAAGGATTTCATCGAAGGCCGCATCAAACCCTGCCAGTCCACGTGTGAATTTTATGACGATTGCGAACTCGTGTCCGACGGGACCACCAAGCCCGGCGGCATCTGCCTGGACAAAGCCGCGGTCATCCAGACCTATTCGGCGATCATGGACGCCATCAAGCACAAGGAGTACGACGACTTCAACGAAGTCTCCGGCCTTATGATCGCGGAGATCATCCATACCTGCCGCACGCTCCTCGAAGACGTCATGCGCGACGGCGGCGTGGTCCTGCGCGAGAAATACGACAAGAACGGCGTGCTCCACTCCGTAGAGTATGTGTCCCATCCGAATCTGATGGCCCTGCCGAAACTCGTCGCCGACCTCGGCCTCTCCCCGCGCGAGATGAACATCACGCCCAAGGCGGTCAAGGACGGAAAGGATTCGGAAGAGCAGGGCAAGACCCTCGCCGGAATCATGAGCGATCTTAACCGGCGCGTGCGGGGCGATCGGGACAAAAAGGACGCAGGAGGGGACGACGATTGAGGCCCACCCTTGACGCCGTCGAGCCGATTTCCTTTTCCGACCTGGAGAAAGGGCTCCTCGTCCCGCGGCCGGATTTCGAACACTGGCTGCAGGCGCACGACTGGACCTATCACCAGATCAGCCGCAACGAGTTTCCAAAGATAACCTTCGCCAATTACTTCACCGAGCGCTTCAAGCCGCACACCCGCATAAAGACCCTCGCGGAATTCCAGCTTCGGTGTATCAACAACGACCCCGGCCTGTGGGTGCCGTATTTCCTGCGCGAGCCCGAGGACCCGGACCATCTCGATTCGTACAGCCTGTGGGAATGGCAGCTCGAATCCATCCGGCACGTCGGCCCCACGTTTCACAAGTGCGGCGCCGAGGTCGGCAAGACCCGCGAGATCATCGCCTGGTCCCTCTGGAAGGCATTCACAACCCCGCACGGGTCCGGTTTGACCGGCGCGCCCCAGCAGACCCATCTGGACGAGATCATAGACGCCAAGCTCGAACAGCTCGAATGGAATGCAGACCTTGCCGATTCCCTCATCAAGCACAAGAAGGTCCCGCACCACAGCATGAAGTGGGCCAGCGGATTCAAGGAACATTACCGCCCGGCCGGCCACGACGGCGAGGCTTTCCGCTCGCTGCACGTGCGCACGTACCTGATCATGGACGAAGTCGCGAAGCTGTATGAAAAGAAGCAGTGGTCCGAAGCCTTTCGCGCCGCGAAGCCCGGGTGCGTGCCCAAGTTCTACACCGTGCCCGACGGCCGGCGCGACACCGAGTCCTACCGCCTCAGCAAGCTCGCCGAAGGCGGCGACGAAGCCGTGAAGATCGGGAAGATCGAGAGCGCGACGAAATACGTCCAGTCCCTCAAGTACCGCCTCTTCGTCTGGCCCAAGACCATCATGCCGCCGCCCTACTGGACCCCCGAGCGTAAGGACAAGTATATCGACGAGTTAGGCGGCGAGGACTCCCCCGGGTTCCAGCACAACATCCTCGCCCAGGACGGCGACCCCGAAAACCCGGTTTTCCCGTGGAGCCAGTTCCAGTACGTCGTCAAGGAAGTCCCGGAATACCGCTGCCTCAAGATCATCGTGGACCAGAAGAGCAACGAGGTCATCGTGCGCGGGTACAAGTTCAACATCTCCGGCTACAGCGACGGTCCCACCTCGGACCCCGTCTCGCTCATCGATACGACGTTCACCTTCCGGGAAGGCGCCGGCAAGGGATTTTTCGAATACGAGCTGGTGTCCACGCCGACCGGGATCAGGATGACCGAGTCCGAGTTCCGCAAGCTCATCAAGAGCTTCTTTGTCGCCGTTCCGGGTCTCAACCGGCTCGGCGGCGACTTCGGCTTCAGCCAGGACCCCACGGAGATTCTCGTCAAGCACATTGTCGGGAAGCAGAAGATCCGCATAGCCCGTCTCCACATGAAGCACGTGACGTATGACATGCAGGATCAGGCCTTTGACGCCCTGGACGATATCTACTGCACGCGCGATACGATATCCGGAGGCACGGACCTCGGCAATGCCGGCAGCGCCGTCATGCACGACCTCTGCGGACTTCCCCAGTACAAGCATAAGGACTATGAGAACCGGCTCAAGGGCTTCCAGTTCGAAGGCACCACGGAAAACAGGGATGAAGAAGGAAATCCCATGATCGACGCC